CAACTGATACTGCTCCTCCTATAGAAGCTGCTCCTGCTACAGTTGCTGTACCACCTACTGCTAAATTACCAACTAATACTGTATTACCTGATACACAAACATCATCATCAAAATCTACTTTATCACCAAATGTTTTATTTGTAAATGTTTGTGTTGCTGCTAATCCTGCTAATGTATCTGCAGATGCAGGTAATACTAAACTTATATTACCAGAAAATGCAGAATGTGCAGGTGCCTTTATTTCTGCATAATGTGCATTACCTGATTCACAATATAATCTTATTACAGATTCTGAACCTGCATTTTTAACATCTACTATACCACCACCAAGACTTACTGTACCACCAATGATAGCATTACCAGAAACAGACACATCATCTTTAAAATGTGCATAATCTGTAACACTTAATGTAGAACCAAGTTGTACTGCTCCTGCTATTGTTACATGTCCACCTACATTTATATCTCCTGATACAGTAACATCACCATCAAAAGTTGTATTACCTGTTATAACTGCAGTACCACCAATAGAAGTATTACCTGCTACATCTAATGTGCTACCTAATGATACTGCTCCTGCAATAGTAGTGTGACCACCAATATTCATATCACCAGACACAGAAACATCTCCATCAAATGTTCCATTACCTACAACTGTAACTGTTCCACCTATATGTGCATTACCACCTATAGTTGCATTATTAACAGATATATTACCTGTAATAACTGCAGGTACATTTGTTAAATTTGCACCATCTCCAAAGAAAGCTGAAGCACACACTTTAGAACTTACATGTACATCTCCTTTAATTGTAACATTACCACCTAATGATACATTACCTGTTACATCAAGTGTACCACCTATAGCTGTATTACCTGATACAGATACGTCATCTTCAAACTCTGCTTTACCAGTTATATTAGATGTTCCACCTACAGAAATATTACTTGCTACTGTTAGTGTACTTGCTAAATTAACTGCACCATTTACACTTAATGTGCTTTTTAAATGTGTAGCACCTTCTATAGTTGCAGTAGAAGATACTTTTAATGTACCACCTACTTGTGCATTTGAAACTGATATATTACCTGTAATAGGTATACCTGTAATATTTGTACCATCACCATAAAATGCTGAAGCACAAACTTTTTCTGCAAATGTAGCATCACCACCTACACCTAATGTGCCTGTTATTGTTGTATTACCTGCTACTGTTAATGTGCTTGCTAGATGAGTAGCTCCTCCTACTGATAATGTTCCACCTATAGAAGCATTACCTGCAATAGTAGCTGTACCTCCAATATGTGCATCTCCACTTATACATACATCATTATCAAACTCTACCTTATCTCCAAAAGTTTTATTAGTTAATGTATCAGTAGTAGATGTTCCTACAAGTGTAGCAGAACTTGTTGGTAATGTTATTGTTAAATTACCACTATAAGAAGAATGTGGAGGTGATTGTAAAGCTGCATAGTGAGCATTAGAAGATTCACAATATAATTTTATATTTGATTGAGAGCCTGTATTTTTAATAGCTATCTCACCACCAGATACCATTACAGCACCAGTTATTGTTGCAGTTCCTCCTACATTTAATGTACCTCCTACTATAGCATTAGATACAGATATATTACCTTCTATTGTTGCAGTTACACCAGATAAATTAGAACCATCTCCATAATATGCAGAAGCACAAACTTTACCAAAAACTTGCATACTACCAGATACAGACATATCATCTGATACACCAAACTTACCTGCAACTAATACTTGACTTGTTGCTACTTGTAATGCAGTATTAACTCCATCACCTGTTTGAACATTTATTAAACTTGCACTAACTCCTTCATTAGCAGATACTGCCATTTTAAGAAGTTGTTTATAACTTTTAGATACTAATTTTCCTTCTAATGTACTCATACCATTTGCCACCATCTAGCTTTTGTTGTATCATCCCATGTAAATGAAGCACTTTCCCATGTTAAATTTCTACCTAATCTATCAGGTCTTGCATTTCTTACTGCAATATTTTCTCTAACATCTGGTGCTTTATTTTGTGGATGATTTTTTAAATCAAAATTACCATCAAAACAATCAGGACATCTTAGTGTATTATAACTACTTAATTTCATAACTCTCATTGGATATACAAATCCACAAGAATCACACATTGCTTTTGCGTTTGGAAAATTACTTCTAGCCATTAAATATATCCTAACTTAGGTTTAAAGTAAATACTTGCTCTTTCTTTATCTTCTTCCATTGCTCTTTTTAATGTTTCTTCATAACTTGTTTTTAACATACTGACTCTATCCATAGGTATACCTGGTCTTTTTTGTGATAGATAATAAGCTAAACCATATGTTAAACAAGGTAAAAATCTTTTAGGAATATTTGCATTTTGTCCTGCAGATTTATTTACATCTTCTAATTGTCTTATACCTTCTATATTTAAAAGGTCTGTTGAATTTTGTGGAACAGGATATAAAAATATTGTAGGATTATCTACATTTCTTTTTATAGCATATTGTGTTGCTCTACCTGTTTGAAACTTGTTAGGTAATACATTATACTCTTCAAATGATATTCTTTCTAATTGTGTTTCTGCTCCTGCAGCACTTGTTTTAGTTGTAACTACTAAAGCATCATTTACTGAATTTGCTAAATCATAACTTGTTACACTTGCTTGTACAGTTACTATAGTTGTAAAAGTTGACCATAGTAATACACCTCTATTTTGCCAATCGTTTAATAATAAATTAATTGACCTACGTGCTGACTGTGGTGTATGACCAAGAGTTTGTTCACCACCTATCATTTCAGTAGCTTCTTGAATTACTTCATCAATATCTAAATTAAAATCATATGTTCCTGAACTAGCCATATTTTCTATGTTTTTCCTTTAGTTGTTTTTTAGCTGCTTTTGCTAATCTTGATTGTTCTGGTTTACCACCAAACTTTGCTCTTTGTTCTAATACAGTTAGTATTTGTATTTTTCTAGCATAAGGTTTATTTATTCTTTTAACTTTAGCTATTGTTTTCTTTGCATCTGCTACAGTTGCATATTTAATTCTAACTGTATCTTTAGGATTCTCGTCTGTATATAATCTACGACCAGAACCTTTAGGCTTTTTTCCTGTTCCTACTTTTGGGTCTCTTTTTTTTGTCATTTTTTTTCACATAATTTGCAACTATCTTAGCTTGATTTGCATGAAGCTTAGAAGCTTTTTTTAATTGTTTAGTTACTTTTTTTAATTGTCTTACCATATTATATTCTTGTTGTTGTTTTTTTAATATAAATAATGTTTGATTATTCATAACACACCTCCTAATTAAAGTTAGTGCGTTTCTTCAGTTACCTTACTTCCAACTCAATGAGTCAAACGATTATGTTTTCTTTTTCTTTTTTGCTTTACTAGGTAATAAACCTTTATTTACTGCTCTTGCTCTTTCACTAAATCCTAGTTTCTTACCTTGTTTAATTTTTTTTCTTATTGTCTCAAGCTTTGCGACCATTTCTTTTTTTCTTTTTAAATGTTCTTACCATTGTTGGTTTACCACCTACTCCTTGTGCTTTTGCTCTTTTTCTTTTAACAGCACTTGTTATTTGTGATTTAGTCATCTTTCTAGCTGTTGCTCTTGGTACACATTTAGGATATTTTCTTTTACTACCTTTTGTAGACTTTCTACCACAAGATTGAAACTTACCTTTCTTCTTGGGTGCTCCTATATCTACCCAATCACCTTTAGGTCCTTTGCCAAACCATGCTGTAAGTCCACCTTTAGGTTTAGCCATAGTTAACTCCTATACCTACCACCACGTTTTTTATAAGTACGTACTAACCATGCATTAGCATAAGCAGAAGGATATACATCAAACTTTCTTTTTGCTTCTGCTTTTACTCTAGCATATAAAGAAGGATTAGTGGGTTTAGCACCACTTTTTTTCTTTGTGGTTTTTTTTCTTTTAATAGCCACTACTTACCTCTTCTAGCATTTCTACGTGCAGTCATACCTGCTACTAAAGGACCACCTTTAGACATATATTTAGTTTTTTTCATGGCTCCACCTTTAGACATATATTTAGTCTTTTTAGTCATGCCACCACCCATTCTTTTTAGTGCACCACCTTTTGCAGCATACTTAGTTTTTTTCATACCAGTCATACCACCACCTTTTCTTTTTAATACTCCACCTTTTTTCATGTATTTAGTTTTTTTCATTTTTTCCTCTTGCATAAAGATTGTTAAAAGTAATATCAGGGTC